GATTAATGTTTTTTGTTTCGTATACTTGGTCGTTTAATACCACAGACTCTATACACTTCTTTGCTAGATCAAAAGCAATTTCCACCTCATTTTTGGAGTGATCAATGTCGTGAATAGAAGGATATCTCAATACGAGTGATAATGTGTCATTGATAATTATGTTTGAATCTACTGCTTCTTTTTTGTCTACTTTTTTGACTGTTATATCTTCTAACTTGATCTTTGCAGAAATTTTGCATTGACATTTAGAACAAGTAATATCTGGTTTTACTTCTTCTCCCACAGACTTTGAACGAATTTGCAGAAATGCGTACTCTGCATCAGCAGAACAGATTTTTTTTGTGTCTATATTTTCGTTTGTACACACCAAAACCACATTTCTCATGGCATCGTTGATCTGATTAAGATCTTTTGATTGCAATGCCATGAGCAGAATTTTTTCTTCTTTTACCAAGAATGGGCGAAACTTACACACAATTCCAGACACAGGTAAGGTCATTGTGTATTGTGGAAGAGAAGCACTAGACAAGGGCAATGATATCATGATGTTCCTTTATTCAAAAGATGTTAACATAAAGTATTTATACACAGATATTATACTTTATGTATGAGAGTTCTAATTAAATCCTTTCTTTGGAAAGGACTCCCACTACGAATAGTTAATTGGTTGGACAACTGTTTGTGGATCAAAATTTGGATTGTTTCCCAGTCTTGGGTTTGGAATTCCCAAATATTCTGGTGTGTATTTTCTGAAAGAGAAAGTCACGTCTTGTTTCAAGTACTCGTTATCCTTGTCATATCCCATCTGTACATCTCCTATTTGTTTGGGATACGCTTCCTCCACTAAAACTCGATACGATTGCTGGTCTTGTTTTGTTAGAACATTTATTTCAAATGTGGTTACATAGTTTTCATAGTACTCAAATTTATAGTTACTTCTGCTACAGATTAAATCCATCCAGTCTTCGAAAAATTGACGTTCTTTCATGTCCGCAGAAAGTATTATTGATGCTGTTAGCTCTCCTGAATAGATTGGTTCGTACGGCATATTTCTTGCAGGACCATAGAAGCGATACGGAATCGTAGAAAAAGATCGACCAGGAATAGTGATGGAATCGCATCTAACTATGAGGTTTTCTATTGTCTGTCTGTTACCATTAACAAATCCAGTTGGAACAGCAAAATTTACTTCATAGCGGTTACCAAACGCCAAACTAGAGTTTGTAATGTTGTCAATCATTAATTTTATGCTAGATGGAAACATTGACATTTATGGTAGTCCTTTTAATATTTTTCTGCGACTTTTTAAGTATACTGTTGTTTGTCTTGCGTTTACAAATCTTGAGGTATTAGATGCAACCATGTCTTCCCATAGATTGAATGGTACCACAACAGGTCGTCTTTCTGTTCCCTTCCATCTGTATCGCCTGTAACACGGTTTGAAGTACCTTAACTTTTTTTTGGTCAGTACTGTGTTGTAGTTTATCATGAGACGAGTTTTCCACTCTTCTGATGTTTTTATAGTTGGTATTTCTCTCATTATTGCATCAAACAAAAACATACGAAATTTTTCGTCTATAAAATGTACATTTACGCCATCAAATCCGCCTCGGTATACATTTGTAATCAATACTAGTGGAAACCTATCGTAATATGTATTTTTTAAAATTGTAGGTTTGTATTTAAAAAATACCATTTGACCGTTTATTAGGCGGGTTGGTACAGAGAGTTGTCCTGTTTTTTGCAATAATTGGAGAAACCTGATGTATGTCTGCTCTGTTCCGCCGATTGCTGCGGTTGTTTCTTCTATGAGTGTCTGTAGGTCTTTTTTGATTTCGTCTGGAGTCATTTTGGTTTTCTGAATAGATCGTCTTCCGTTAGTATCTTAAATTTCCATCCTTTAATATCAGATACCTGTTTTGCCGCGTTCCATTTTGCCTTGTTTGTTATCCACATTTTTACTTCTGTAATGTAGCTTTTGGTTACTCTTTTTTTCTTTTGCGGCTCTTTGCACTGTTTTTTAGGTTTGATTTCAATTAACCACGTCTTTATTCCTTCTACGGTTTTAATTTCCACAAGAAAATCTACAAAATAACGATGTTGTTTTTTGTCTATGGGATTAATGTACGGTATTACTACCTCTTCCGATGCCCATCTGATAACACTTTTGTTTGTATCACAAAACTTCATGAACCGACGTTCCCACATACTTCGATATATCACTTTAGTGGGATTTCCTATGTATTTTGATGGATTAGTTATTTGAAATACACCTTTGTATGCCATACATAAATATGTAGCGATTTAAGAAGGAAATTGTATGTCTACTACTCCACAATCACAATCATTGTCAGACCCAGCGTTTACAAGTAGTGGTAAGCCTTTTATTTTTACCAATAGAAAAGGAAAAGGAACCGGTAGATTTTCTGATGATTTGTTTAATAGTCAGTTATCCGATTCGGTAACCCAAAGTTTAGAGGGAACTCCAAAACTTCAGCGTGGGTCTAGAAAAAGACCGTCTGTCATGAAATATCCTATTGATATAGGAACAGCACAGATTCCTCATGCAATGCAATTTAAAATATTTTGGAGATGGGAGGCAAAGGATTTACGAGAAAGTATAGAGTCTTCTAAATTAGAGTCAAAAAAAAGAATTGGTGACATGAATACGTTATCTGGATTGATTGACGGGGGGAATCTTACACCAGAAATGTTGGCTAGAAGTCCTTTGAACAACGAAGCTGCGTCTGCACTACATGATATTGTTTCTAGAGATCCATCGTACATAAAATTAGTAGATCCGAGCAGTAACGATACCATTTCTACTTTGCTTCAAAATAATCCAGGTAAAGCACGCGAAATACTTGAGCAGACTATTCTGGCAGAACAGTCTCGCCTTTCAAGTATTGAAGCTGAACTAACCAATGGAGTAGGACGGATAGGACTTGATGAACAAGAACGACTATTAGTTCAAAATCGCTTGTCAGAAAACATTGAATCTACCAACGTAACGCAGGGACTGATTAACACTTCTGCTGCTAGTCTTGCTTCTGGAGTATTAGCTGCTGGTGTTGGATTAATTACTGGTGGCATAAAATCAGCATTGGTAGGAGGGGGTATGGCTGCAGGCGGTGTTTTTTTAGCTGGTGGTGCTGCTGTTGCTGCTGGTCAGATAGCAAAGGCATTTAACACAGAAGCAGTGTATGACCAAATGGTTTCCATTTATCTCCCGTTTTGTACAAAAGTAAACAACGAAGACGCTTTTCAATACGAGGACAGTAGTCAGGCTAAAGCAGGTGCTGTTTTTGACGCTTTAGGAGGAGAGATTGCACCCACAGCAATGCAAGGATTAGAAGCAGGAGCACAGATTTTAGGAAACAAAGTTGCGTCAGGTGCGGTTCAATCTATGCGCGGCGCAGTAATCAATCCACGACTTGAAAAATTATTCAAACAAAAAGACTTTAGAAATTTTTCTTTTGTGTGGGAATTCTATCCTAGAAACAAAATAGAAGTAGATACTATTCGTGATATTATTGAGACATTCCGATATCACGCACATCCTGCAACATCAGAGAATTCAGGTAGTGAAGAATCAAACCAAACTCAGATTATTCTCCGCACACCAGCAGAATTTGAAATTCGTTTTTTGTCTTCTGATCCAAACGTTAATAATGTTGGATTTACAGAAAATGAGTATTTGCCAAAGATCGGTAGGTGTTCGCTGAATAGTATTTCAATAGACTACACTCCAAACTCTATTTTTAGCACATTTAAGGATAACTCGCCAACTGCCATCACCATGACTTTAAGTTTTAGCGAAATGGGGCAACTTACCCGCGAAACTGTAGATAAAGGCTTCTGATGCCATACTTTTTAAAGTTTCCTGTATTACAGTATCCCGTAAAAGACGGGTCTACTTTTAAGTTTGTTTTTGTGTCTAATTTGCTTCGGCGTATTGCACTAAACCAAGACTTAAAAAACAGTGAAGGTGTGTTTTTAGAGTACAGTATAAAAGACGGAGAGCGTCCTGAACATATAGCAGAACGGGTTTACGGCGACCCATCATATCATTGGTTGATTCTTATGACTAATGACGTAATTGATCCGTACCACGGGTGGTATAAGTCAGGAGTAGTTTTAGAAGAACAGATCAGAAAGAAGCACGGTTCCACAAGTGTTTTTTTCACCAATACACAAGACCAGTTTTTGTATAACACTAACTTTGTTGCTGGATGCACGGTTTGGCAAAACAATCTTAATTCAAAAGTACTAGACTATTTTCCGTCCATGGCCAAGTTTACTGTGGATAAACCAGTATTTTCTAATACTCCAGGAGTAACTACTTTTGTTGAGATGCCATCGGTAGACACAAAAAACTATATGGACGATTCGTATGCTTTGTCTGGATTTCCATCCAGTATGTGGGGATTTGAATACAATAGGGAACGTGTTTCTATTGCAGACGAACTAGGAATACCACAAACAAAGCGCAATGAAATGGCAGCAATATCTCCGTATTGGGTGAAAGCAACGAAAAACAATTCCAGTAACGGTCGAGTTTTTGTGCTTGATACTAGACCACCCAACTCCACAGAACATTTACTGGTTCAGGGAAATATGTATCGCATACAGTATTATGTGTACTCTCAAGACACCAATCTGACAAATGTTCGTTTTGATACAGATGATGTACAAATAAACAATCGTACAGTGTTTACCTCGTATCAAAATTCGGATGTTGGTTCTGTTGTTCGGTTAAAAAGTCAATTTTTCACCCAGTCGCTCGGATCTGCCCAGTCGCAAGGAAACTTAATGGTTTTACGTACTGGAGATTCGAATCCTGTGGGAACTGTACTGTACATAACAGGAATAGAACTGAATAAATTGAACACGGTGGACATAAAGCCACATAGGGTGGAGCAGTCCGCTCGCGCAGCACACCACTTTGAAGTGAAAAAACCAAGCAATATGATTGGAGCAAATGAATTATTAGAAGTAGATCCGTTGAGTAAAGAGTCTTCTAATTATTATACTCAGTCAAGTGTAACAGTAGGGTTACCAGATCCGGGTAGTACTGGTGCCCCTGTTGCTTTTGGAGAAACATTTATTGGAAAATACATGGGATTGTGTGGAGGAGTTCAAAGTAACACCTACGCAGTAAACAATCAAAGTAATGAAGATCGCAAAAATGAGAATATGAGAACCATTAAAATTCTTCATCCACAATACAAGCGTGAAGCACTCAAACAACTTGAAGAACTATTAAGAGTATAATATGAGCAGCGTAAGTGTACACGGAGGTGAAGCATTAGCAGTAGGAAACTATAAACTGAATAAGTTTGTAATGCACTCGCTTGTCAACGGATCAGAAGTGAATATGAGTTCTATGTTTAGATACATAGAAATTTATGAAGACTTATTTTCTCCGTATATTACTGCAAAGGTTTTTGTAGAAGACGGACACAATTTTCCTGAGCGATTTCCTATTACTGGACAAGAAAAAGTAACAATATCTTTCAAGACAGATATAGATTCTTTTCAACCACTAGAATTAACTTTTCGAGTCTATAAATTGGATGCAGTAAAGTTAAGTCCTAATGGAAAATCACAAAATTATGTGCTGCACTTGATGAGTGATGGTGGATACTTTAATTTTTCTGAAACTTGTGGATACGCTTTGAGTGGTTCAGTTTCGGATATGGTGTATACAGTTTTCAAAAAACATTTTCCGGAATCACTTTGGAAAAATCGTCTTGTAGTACAACAAACTAAAGACAACTATTCGTTTGTGTTGTCAAACTTTTACACCCCTTTCAAAGCAATTAGTTGGTTGGCAACAAAAGCTTTTTCGGGTGTGGGTAAGGAGTTTAGTCCGTTTTTATTTTATGAAACTCTTGATGGACACAGATTTCAAAGCATATCAAAAATCATAGAAAATGGATCTACCAAACCTATTACGTATTTGTATACTGCTCCAAATATTGGAACTGTTTCAGGAGTAAAACAGGAACTTGGATTTTCTAGTGTTTTGCCTTCACGATATCATAAAATACAAATGCTCGAAGAATTAAACCGTTTTGATATGGCAGACAACATCATGTCTGGTATCATATCTTCTAAATTACTTGTTCACGATTTATTGCGTAAAGAAGTAAGAGAGTCAGAGTTTTTTGAGTCAGATGTTTTTGATTCCATGAAAAAACTTGGTACAAACGGACACTTTCGTCGAGAAGACCCTGATGCAGGCAGACTTTTATCTAAAGGTGCAGCATATTTTTATATGCCGTCAACAGGATATACTGTTCATACAAAGAATAATCCTATAGAAGACAATTTCAAAACAGAGACTTTGCGCTTAAATCGTAATTATCACTTAAATACATTTCTTACACAGAAACTTATCGTTCAAGTTTTTGGAGACAGTAGACGTAGAGTTGGAGACATTGTTATTATACGAGTTCCTAAACCACAATCAGATGTAACTTCTTTAGATGATCAAGACGATAAAAATCTTGCAGGAGAATACATGATAACTACAATCAAACACACTCTTGCTACTTCATATAGTTGCAAATACGAATTGTCTAGAAATTGCATGGGGGTTTAATGAAAAGTTTTTTAGGAAAAGAAGGTTTTGTTTGGTGGCATGGCGTTGTAGAGGACACTGCTGATCCTTTATATCTTGGTCGTTGCCGTGTAAGAATTTATGGATTTCATACAAAAGATATTGTAGAGTTGCCAACAGCGTCTCTTCCATGGGCGTATCCCATGCAACCAATTACTAGTGCTGCAATTTCAGGAATCGGAACTTCTCCCACTGGACTCCTTGTTGGTTCTCATGTGTTTGGATTTTTTAGAGACGGAGAAGAAGCTCAAGACCCTGTAATAATTGGTTCATTTGGTGGTATACCTTTACGAGAAGCAGATACAAGCACTGGATTTTCAGACTCTACAGGACGGTATCCTGCAAAACCATCAGATGTTCAAGCGCGGAAGTTTCCTATTGGTGTCTCT